AATGGATAAGATAAACAATAAAGAAAGTAATAAAATTTATAGAATCTCAGAAGTACAAAATATACTTAGTGGTATTGATGATTTACAAAATAATATTAACAACTTATAAAACAATATAAAATAGTAACTAAATAAAATCAATTAAATATGGGTGCATTAATCACAACATCAATCAGGGTAGATAAACTACCAAAAGAAAAATTTGTAAAAGGCAAAGATGGAGCAGTTTACTACAACTTTACAATATCAATTTCAGATGAAACTAGGTATGGTAATAATGTAGCTTTAATGGATAGCCGAACACAAGAAGAAAGGGAAGCAGGAAAACAAGTTGACTATCTAGGTAATGGAAAAGTAATTTGGATTAAGGATGCTGAAAACGGAGTTGGTAAAATTTTACTTGCAGAAAAAGAAGAAAAACTTGATATCATATCAGGAACTGAATCTGCTCACGTGGTAGAAAAAAAATCAGACTTACCATTCTAAAAAAATAACTTTACTAACTTAAAAGGGGTATGGGTTTTTAATTCATACCTTTTTTTTATTTATATTTATTCAATGACAAATAAACAAAGACAAAAACTAGAAGACCACGACTTATTAATGCAATTTATAGAAGAAGATTGCTATGTGGATTCACACGAAAAAATTGATTATCCACCAGTTGCTATTTCTTATGGCGAAAAGCTATTAAAAAACAAAAAAGGTGATGACTTAATCGCTATTCCAATTGGAACATTTGGTAATCTAAGCGTTGTAACTGCTCCACCTAAAACTAAAAAGACATTTTTTATATCATTACTTAGTTCAGTATTTTTAAGTGGGCAAAATGTGTATGGTGGTAAAATAAAAGGGCATAGAGGTAATGGCCACTTAGTTCATTTTGATACTGAGCAAGGTTTATGGCATTGTCAAAAGGTTTTTAAAAGGGTTTACGATATGGATTCAACTATTAATAAAGATATATACCACACGTTTGGGCTTCGTGCAATAAGCCATAAGACACGTTTAGAATTTATTGAATATTACCTATCAAAAAAAATAAATACGCCTTCACTTGTAATTATCGATGGAATTGCCGACCTTGTGTCTGATGTTAATAGCCTTGAGGAATCAAATGCAGTAGTTCAAAAGCTAATGGAGTGGTCAGCAAATTATAATTGCCATATAATAAATGTAATACACCAAAACTTTGGTAGTTCAAAGTTAGGCACTGGGCATTTAGGTTCATTTTTAGAAAAAAAAGCAGAGACTGTTATATCACTAGAAGCTAATACAGTCAATAAAGATTGGGTTACAGTTAAGTGCGGAAGGAGTAGGGGGTATTCATTTGAAACATTTAGTTTCCAAGTTAATGATTTAGGAATACCTTGTATTGTCGATGACTTATACGACCCTTTGAACTAATATGATTAAAAAAAAAATGATATTAATCGCCAAAAAACATCACACTTGGGTTGATATCGTTTCTACTTTTGGTTGCACTCAGCAACTTGCCGAAGACATAGTCCAAGAAATGTATATTAAAATACAATTGACTTTAGAAAAAGGCAAACTTGATATAATGTATAATGATGAGATTAATTATTATTATATTTTTAAAACCCTTAAGACTTTATTTTTAGATTTAAAAAGAAAATCCAAAAACATACAAATTTATAGTATTGATGACCCTTTAAAATTAGATATTATTAAAGACTACGACACCCAACATAGTGATGTAAATTTTGAAGAAGCGTATGAAATAATTAAAAATGAGTTATCTGGAATGTATTGGTATGATAGAAAGGTCTTTGAAATTATAAATGAAGGGGAGAGTATAGCAGAATTTTCAAGAAAATCAAAAATCAAATATTATGTTTTGCATTGGACTTACAGAAAAGTAAAAGATAAATTAAAAAAATTAATATGAATTTAACATTATTACACCCTTGCCCTGTATGCATAACTATAACTGTCGTGTCATATTTAATCTATAAAAAATATAAAAAATGAAATTAGGAGACATTATTTATTACATAACAAAATACACAGGTATTAAATATTTAGTAGAAAGTTATCACGCATTTAAAGGCACTAAATGTAATTGTGATAAAAGAAGAAAATCGCTAAATAATCTAAAAATTAAAAGATGGTAAAATTTGAAAAAAATGATTTTAAAGACTGGGAAAAATTTAGACTGGGAAAAAACGATGTCATATCCAACGATGAATTTTCATTGGTGTGCAAACTCCACGCAAAATATCACAAGCATAGTTTTTATAAACCCTGCACCTGTAACCCAAAAACAATAAATAAATGGATAAGTGATTTGAATCTCATTTGGGATAATGGGAATAGCAAAGATTAATAAATGGGAAAAGGCAGTTGTAATGTTACTTAACCTAGATGGGTGGAATTTACAATGGACTGGAAAAGGTTTTGCTCACTATGATGCTATGGGTAAAACACCAAAAGGATTTGATTGCGTAATTGAAATGAAGTTTCGTAACAAATACTATGAAGAGAAAATGCTTGAAAAAGACAAGTATGATGCATTAATGAAATTGGATAAAAATATAATCAAACTATATTTTGTCAATGACCCCAAAGGTAACTTTATGTATTGGCTAAACACTCTAGTGATGCCTACACCTATCAAAAAGTATTGTCCAGACACAACTATGTGGACTAAAAAAAGACTTCTTAAAGACGTTTATTTACTCAAAGAAAACCAAGCAAGTCGAATCAATATAAATATTTCCTAAAAATAAGTTATTAAATCTTTTGTTTATAACTTAAATAGTTTTATATTAGCTATATATTAATAGTTAAAATAAGACAAAATGGAAAATAGTAAACTTTTTAAAAACTGGGAAACAAAAGAATTAACTAACCACCTTAATTTTTTAGAGGGTCAGGTTTGGACAACAAGAACACATTATCAAGTTCACGATATTAAAAAGATTTTAAAGGATAGAAAAACATTTAATGAAAAATTAGAATTATATAAAGACTTTTTTTAATATGACGTTATCTACAGACACTCTAGTCTCTATAAAATCTGAAATAGAAAGATTATCTAAAGTTGACCCATCAATAACTGATGTAATTATTTCAATCAAGTTAAAAGAAAAAAAGGGTAATAACGAACATTTTATGTATATAAATTTAAAAGAAAAATAATGAGATATAAAATAAAAAACAAACAATTAGTAATAGACTGGTTTAACAATTTTGCTGATTGGATAGAAGAACACGACTATGAAGCGTATCAACAAGCTATTGATTATGCAGATGACCAAGAATGTGAGTTTTGAAAAAACAAAGACAATATAGGTCAAGGCAAGGTAGGTCAGACAAACAATACACAGAAAGTATTAAAGTCATAGCGATAGCATTTATAGGATTAATTTTAACACTAATAATAACAAGATGGATTTAAAAAAATTAGATTTAAAAGACAGAATAAAAGAACTAGAAAAAGAATTATTTGAAGCTAAAAGAAATACTTACATACACGAAACAAATCATTTGTATTGTCAGGATGGAGAAATGCACTTCGGTTACGGTAATGTTGGAGAAGATGAAAAATGGCTAGTATATAACACTGACCAATTATTTAAAGACCTTCCATTTATAATCAATCAAGTTGTTAAAGAAAATAAAAAAATGCAGAAAATGTATTTAGATATGATAAAAAAAGAACTAGATGAATTATAATTCAGACTTTAAATATGATTTGAAGCTCGGTCAATTGGGTGAAAAACATTTAGGAAAAATATTAAACGACACTAAGATAGAAGTGAAAACAGATTATATCGCAGGACATACTGGAAATATATTTGTTGAATATAATAGCAGAGGAAAAGATAGTGGTATAATAACTACACAATCTGAATGGTATGCATACATACTAAGTAATCACAAAATAATTCTAATATCTACTAAAGAATTAAAAGATTTATGTAGAAAACATCTAGGCACTAATAGAGATGTCAAGGGTGGAGATAATAATACAAGTCAAGGAATATTATTACCATTAAAAGATTTAATATGAACATAAAACCAAACGCATTTGAAAGCGAAATATTTGACCATTATCGTCAAAAAGCAAAAGAAATTAATAAAGCGATTGAACTTTTACGAGAACATAATTATATAATCGTTGATTTAGAAGGGCAAATAATCCGTAAAGAAATAACAGAATGATATTATTAGTAGATGCAGATAGCTTAGTGTTCGCTAGTTGTTATAAAAAAAGAGAGACACCTGACGATGAAAGATATTTTTCTGACATAGCTGATGCTAGAAATAAGTTTGATGAGCAATATATGGCTATCGTAAATAGACTAGAAGAGATATACAATATAGAAAAAGTCATAACATTTAATGGGAGTAAAGGTAATTTTAGAAAACTAATAACACCAACGTATAAAGCTAATAGAAAAAAAGCAGAGCTACCTCCATTATTACACGAGATGCACGATTACGTTAAACATCAATACGATAGTATATATGGGTTCGGTGTAGAAACTGATGACTTAGTGGCTAGGTATTGGTATAATTTAGCTAAAGACATCGGTAGGGATAATGTAATGATAGTTTCTATAGATAAAGATTATAAGCAGTTCCCTTGTTTAATGTATAATTATCACTACAAACATCAAGTGATTTTAGATATATCAGAAGATGAAGCGATGTATAACTTTTACGAGCAATGTATCGCAGGAGATGGAGCAGACAATGTCAACTACTTTATGGGTAAAGGTAAAAGGTTTGCAGAAAAATATTACTCAGAATGTCAAACTAAATATCAATACACAAGAAAACTATACGAATTATTTATCAAAGAATATAAAGGTAAAGCTAGGCAAAAGTATGTTGAATGTTACCATTTATTAAAACTAAGGACAGAATGAACATAAGACAAACATCAATAGATTGCTATAAACAAATTAAATCAGAAGGCTTACTCTCAAAAAGAAGATTAGAGGTTTATGAGTCTTTATATACATCAGCTCCTTGTACATCTTCAGAAGCTATAAGAAACGCTAAAACTACATTTGGAGTCTTTGGAGTAAGTTCAAGATTTACCGAATTAAGAGATTTAGGAGTTATTTATGAAAAAGGTATAAAAAAATGTAGTGTTACAGGCAGGAATGTTATAGAGTGGGATTTGACAGACAGATTGCCTATAAAATTTAAGAATAATAATAAAACAAAGAAACAAAGAATTGAAGATGCTCTAAATTCTTTTCGTGAGTTATATAAAAATAAAAATAATAGCACAACTCAAGACTGGAAAACAGTTGCTGATTTAATCAAAACAATATAAAAAAAATGGAGTCAAACAGACCAGAAGATATTGGCGATAACATCGTCAAAATAGCAGGGTTCAATATATTTGAAAACACTAGGAAAAGGAAGCACGTAGAGTATAGAGCTTTATTATGTTTTTTATTAAGGGAAAAATTACTAATGCGATGGACTAATATTGCAAACTTCTTTAAGTCAAAAGGAAAAGATATGGACCACGCTACTTGTATTCACTTAGTTAAGATGTACCCTATATACAAAAAAGACAATAAAAAACTAGATGAGATAGAAAATATGTTTATTTTTAAGAGCCATCTAAATTATGATGAAATTGACAAAGTTCATTATTTAGAAAACAAGTATAATAATATGGAAAAAAAATACTTGACTCTTGCAGAACAATTAAACAATCCATTAATAAAAGACATCACATCTTTACCTAAACATAGACAGGAAGATGTTAGAGAAAAAATAGACGCACTCAAAAAAAGTTGGGTATGGAAGCAAAAACTTAATAAATAATACGTTATATAATTATGATACAGAAAGTTAAAATAAATCAAATATCATCAAACCCTAATAATCCTAGATTAATTA